ATTCAGGAAAACATCCGCCGCCTGATCGCTGAAGGCTATACGCCACAGCAGGCCGCAGCCATTGCCTACGCAGAAGCCCGGAAGCGGCGATAACTACCAGATATCTGGTAAGGCCCGATTGAGTAAACGCCACGCAGCCGCAATGCTGCGAACATGGCACGATCCGCATCCGAACGCTTGGCACTCTACGAAGACCTCCGCGACCGCGTTGAAACCGGTTTGCTGGCAGGCTCTCCGATCATTACGTACACAGTCGATGGACAGATGGTGCAGAAAGAGCCGACCAGCACGTGGCTCGCAGAACTCGACGCCAGAATCTCTGATCTACGCCGGCAGGCATCAGGCGGCATCACGAAGGCACGGAACCTCGTGAGGTTCCAATCATGAGCAAGCCGCTGGATTATCCCGCGCAGGTTCGCGAGGCTGCAAAGCCAACTCGCATCGACAGGGCACTCCTGCAGATCGCTCCGGGCTGGGCAATGGGCCGCATTAAGGCCCGCGTGGATGGCCAGTTGCGGCTGATGATGGCAAACCGCGCGGCTGAGAATTTCGCAGCCTACGAAGCAGCAGGAAACGATAGGCTACGCGGCGAAAACTGGATCACCCCAAAGAGTACCAGTAACGACCAGTTGCAGGACGAGCTGGAGCGACTCGTAGACCGCGCCAACGACCTTTACCGCAACGACGTTTTCGCGGCCTCTGCAATCAACGGCAGAGTGGACAACGTCATCGGTACTGGCATTCGTCCACAGTGTCGCGTGCAGGCCGAGCGGGGCATTTTGACGCCGTCACAGGCTGAGCAGTTTCGCGTTCTCTCCGAGTGGTATTTTGGCCGCTGGGCAGAGGCCGAGCAGTTCTACGCGAAGCAGCGGCAGATGGAGCGATGCAACGCCATCTACGGCGAATCGTGGCTCCACATGGCCGACGAGGCCAATCCAGAAAAGCCGATCACGCTCACAGTGCAGGTAATCAGCCCTTCACGGATTCCAGTCGTCACCTACAGCAAAATGCAGGCATTTGAGCGCCGGCGACTCGGGTTGAGACTCGACAACAACAACCGCCCGATCTCTGCGTTCGTCCGACGCAGTCTGCCGTATGATTCGTGGCAGGTGGACGTTACAGAGGATGAGATTTCGCTTGTCGATTTGCTGCACTGCTACGAGGAATTGACGCCAGGTCAACTCCGCGGCGTTCCATGGCTCGCCCCTGCAATGGGCAAACTCAAAGACCTCAAGGATTTTGTTCACGCGCATCTTGTTGCTGAACAGGTGGCAGCCTGCTACGGAGCATTCATCACAGGCGTGACTGACCCCGCTATCCTCGCAGAGTCTGGCCGCAGTCGATCGAATCTCGAAGACCTTTCCCCCGGCACAATTCAATACCTCGGCGACGGGGAAGGTGTGCAGTTCAGTGACCCAGCAAGGCCCGGCACGACTCTCGGCCCGTATGTTGAGTGGGCATTGCACGGGGTGGCAGCGGCTCTGCGTTATCCCTACGAGCTGCTCGCAAAGCAATTTACGAACAATTTCAGCGGCGGCCGCTTGGCGCTCATTGACGGCCGCATCACGTTCAAAAACTGGCAGTACACACTCATTGAGCAGGTTCTGCGAAAAGTCTGGGGCCGATTTATTGACCGCTGTGTGATCTCTGGGCTGCTTCCAGTCGATCCGGTGAAGTACGAAGAAAACCGCGATCATTTCCTCCAGCATCAATGGATTCCCCCGGGCTGGCCGTGGGTTGACCCGGAAAAGGAAGTCCGCGCGGATGTCGCCGCAATCGACGCCGGCCTGACCACGCAAACTGAATCACTGGCAGCCCGTGGCCGTGACTTCGATGAGACGATGCAGCAGATCGAGCGGGAAATGTACGTAAAAGCGGACATGGAGGCCCGTGTGCAGGCTTATCGGGCATCGCTGGATCTCGACGACTCGGCGGATGATACCGCTGCAGACGACAACGATGATGAGGAAACATCTGAAATCATGGGCAGCAGTGACGCAGATGAGATGTTGGCGATCCCAAAGAAATACGCCGGCATCAGCTTTACCCCACCCGCAGGCGTTCGGGCAGAGGCCCGGCAGGGACTGGAATGGCGACGCGAATACAAACGCGGCGGAACTGCCGTAGGTATCGCACGAGCCCGCGACCTTGCAAACGGCAAGCAGATGAGCCCCAGCACTATCGGCCGCATGGTTCGATTCTTCGCCCGCCATGAAGTGGACAAGCAAGGCGGAGGTTTTTCGCCAAACGAGCCTGGCTATCCATCCAACGGCCGCATCGCGTGGGCTCTGTGGGGCGGCGATCCCGGCAAGGCATGGGCAGGCAAAGTGCAGCGACAAATGCAAGCGAGGGATAAAGCAAATGCCAGCAATTAAAACCGCTCCCGACAAATCAGCATTCCGCACTGACGCAAGCCGGCAGGCTCCGGCACGTGTTGACCGTGAAGGTGGCGTTATTTACGGTGCAGCCATGATGCAGGCCGGCGACCTGAATCCGGGCGACGCCAGACCCTACACCGTAGACGCTGAAACACTGCAGCAGGTAGTGACATTCGGGAACGCCACTCGCAACGGACTCAAAGCCAGATTCACTCATCCGAATATGAGCAACGACGGGATGGGATCATATCTCGGCCGCTGGACCAATTTCCGTATCGACGGCGATACCGTTCGCGCTGACCTGCACATCTCAGACGCAGCCTACACGAGCCCACAAGGCGACCTGGGCAATTACGTTCTGGATCTCGCTGAGCAAGACCCAGAGGCGTTTGGTGTCTCCATGGCCACACGATTCGATGAGCAAAATCTGGCACAGTTTGAGGATTCACGATACCGCGAATCTGACCCTGAAAAACGTAAGGCAATGCGCTGGCCCATGCGGTTTTCTGCCATGAGGGCTGGCGACGTGGTAGACAGTCCAGCCGCAACCCGCACCGGATTGTTTTCGCTGACTGAAGCCGATCCCCGAAATCTTCCCGCGCAGGCCACAGCCCTGCTCGACGCCTACTTTTCCGACGCACCCGCTGCAGCGATCCGGGAGCGAATCAACGGGTTTTTGGATCGCTATCTTGCATCACGAGGTGATGACATGCCCGAGCCGACACCGGCCGAACCAGTGATTACCGAAACGCCGGCCGCTCCGGCAGCTCCTGTTGCCGATTTGTCTGCCGCTCCTGCAATCCCAGTGGCACAGACCGCAACCGAAGACCTTGCAGCCGCCGAGCGCGTCCGCTGCAAAAAGATCCGAGCCCTCTGTGACCTCGCAGGCGCCGGCGACAAATTCAACCAGTTTGTGGACGCCGGTTTCAGCGTCGAAGAAACACAGACCGCCCTGACGCAATTACTGGCCGTGAAAAATCCAGTTCTCTCCGCGTCTGTGGCTCCACAGGAATCCGACCCGCACGCCGCCCTCCGCAGCGAATTTGCCGACCTCCAGAAGCGCGGCATGACGTTCGGCATGACCGAAGACGAGTACATCAAGCACGCAAACAAATCCTGACGGTCAGGGCTGTTTCGTTTTTCAATCAATCTGAAAGGAAGTTCCAATGGCCGTCACGGCAAATCAAATCATCCAGAAGCGTGAGGGGCGACGATCCTACCCGGTTGCGGCGTCGGTTCGCATCTACGAAGGCACGCTGGTATTCCTCACGGCGACCGGCTACGCCACCGACGTCACAGCAAGTGGCGTGAATGGTTTTCTCGGCGTCGCAGTCGGCGAAGCCAACAACAGCAGCGGAAGCGCTGGAGACATCACTGTTGAAGTCTGGCCAGAAGGTGAGTTCGTCCTTGAGGGAACTGGGTTCGCTCAGTCTGACGTGGGCAGCACCGTCTACGCTGAGGACAACTACACCGTTGGCGTTTCGATCAGCACAGCCTCTGTCCCGATTGGCATGGTGACCGAATTCATCAGCAGCACAAAGATCCGTGTTGACATCGACGCAGTGAACACCGGGGCTCTCCCAGTGGCTGCCCTGACGACGATCACGCACACCAACCCGTCGTCTGCTGACTACGCATTCGCCAACACGATCAACAGCAGCGCGTGGGGGTTCTCGACTCAAGACGAGGCCAACACTCTGCTTTCCGTCGTTCGCAATCTGCAGATTCGGGTTCTCGAACTCGAAAACCGCGGTTCCTGATTCATCGGTTTGTCCGCTTCCATTTTCTGAAAGGTTTCAAACATGGCACTTGATACTGCCAAAGCAATTGCGGCGAGCCGAGCCCTGACCGCAAAATTCAATCGCGAGGCGTCGGCCGTCTCCACGTTCTATCCACAGATTTGCACAATCACTCCGAGTGACGGCGCAGATGAGCAGTATGGTATTCTCGGGGCAATGCCGAGCATCCGCGAATACCTCGGCGACCGCGTCTACAACAAGCTCCGCGGGGCAACCTACACCCTTGCCAACAAGGAATGGGAAGGCTCGCTGGAGATCGAGAAAAAGGACGTGGCCGACGACCGCCTTGGCCTTTACGATGGCGCCCTCACGACACTTGCACAGCGTGCCGCCCGGCATCCGGACAAGTTGTTGATGACCGCCATCGTGAATGGTGAATCAGAGACCTGCTTCGACGGCCAGTTCTTCTTCGACACTGACCACTCGTGGGGTGGCAGTGGCAGTCAGGACAACGACCTGACCTATGCCGCAACAAGTGGCACCACTCCGAGCGTCGATGAATTTCTCGCCAGTTACGAAGCCGCCCGCTCCGCAATGATGGGCTTCAAGGACGACAATGGCGAACCTCTTCACGAGGACGTCATTACCGGCCTCAACTCCGGAATGCAGTTCGTCGCACTCGTTCCTCGGGCTCTGGAAACGACCGCCAAAAAGGCGTTCAACCAGATCCTGAACAACAGTGGCGGAACGAACATCGTTCTTGACACTCCGACCGTCGCCATGAGCACGCATCTGAGCAGCTCAGCGAAGTGGTATCTGTTGCGTGTTGACGTGCCGCTTCGCCCATTCATCTTCCAGCCCCGCGAGCCGCTTGCAGCCAACGTGCAGGGCGCCGAAGACATGAACATGAAGCAGTTGCAGATGGGCACTTACGCTCGCTACAACGTCGGATACGGTGCATGGTGGAATGCTGTGCTGACCACCTTCACCTAATGGCGGTGAATTGAGCAACGCGGTGGCCGACGGGCTGCCGCGGCTTGCCTGTTGTCCGCCACAACAGGCAGGCATTTTTGGCGGCGGATTTGCGAGAAAACCATGGCACTCAAAAGCATCACACTGACAAAAGGGCCGGCCGCGAGTGGCAAAATCTTCGGATTCCGCTTCGGGCCGAAAAAGCCCAATAATCCATCTGCAGGCAAACTGGAGATCGGTGATGAGCCGGTCAAAATCGACCTGCAATCCCCACAGGCATTGCGAGCGAGTCTGGAGCAGCAGATCGGGGAGTTCGTCGTGCGAAAGTATCTGACGAAAGTGGCTGCAGAGGAACTGACTGAAGCCACCCCGCCCGCATCAGGAAGCCGCCGATGAGTCTCCGCGACCAGATGGCAATCGACGCCTGCGCCATCCTCAACACAGAGGAACTGGGCGAGCGTGCTATCTGGACTCGTGCAGCCACATCGGCAAGCCTGCCGCGATCTGTGCGACTCATTGAGCAGCCCGACAGGCAAACAGTCCGCCGGGCTCACATCTGGGCGCCGATTGACACAACCATCGTTTCAGTCGGCGACCTGTTTTCCGTCAAACGAGGACAGGTTACAACCGTTTGGCGAGTCATGTACGCAGACCCAGCAGAGACGGCAATCCAACGCAGTTACTGCCATCTTCAGTTGTCCGAGTTTGTGACGCTGAAGCGGCGGAAATTTGTGGTGACGCAAAGTGGTTCACGCCGCGCTGCTCCACCTGTGGAAATCGCAAATGTCCGCTGCAAGTGGTTTCAGTCGTCGGCCGAGCAGGAAAGCACGTCTGAGGGATCGCGCCGCAAGATGGCTGGTGAATTCTACCTGATGCTGCAGGAGATTCCGGAAAACCTCGCCAGTATGGACACAGTCGTTCGCGACAATGGCGAGGCGTACCGGATCGACAGACTGGAGCAGGACATGAGCCGCGTTGATTTGCCGTATCTGATCCTGCGTCGTTCGGACGCCTGACATGGCATTTTTTCGCATTCGCAGAATTCACCGATCATTCAAGTTGATCAACGACATTGAGCGACAGACGGCGGAAGCGCTGCTGGAGGCCGCTCAGAAGCTCAGGGCAATCGCAAAGCAAAAAGTCAGCAAGAAGTACGTCAGAAAGAAACGAAGCCGCAAAGCACGAACTGGGGACGTTATCGGCGATGTCGAGACAACGTAGACGCAAACAACAATCGGCCTACAAACGCCTGCGAGCAGCAAGCGT